TCTGGCGTTGATGGAGTCTTTTACGGATAGAAACTCAACCTTGCCCCAAAGCCTTTTAAATTCAGTCCAAGCTTCGGTTTCATAGTTGTATTCATCATAAACCGTGGTTTTATGTTGAATTGTCACACGGTGGCATAGTTCGCCGGCACGTTGGGCCATACAACCTCCTATGCAATTTTTATCTTAATTGGCGGTGGTGGTGGAACATATTCGGGCTTGGCTAAACTCTCAGAATTCGAGTTTTTGCAACATTTGCAGCATTGGCAGCACATACACCCTCCTAAATCGCTGTAGGCTTACGATAGTGATAAAGCAGTTGTTGTACCGGCATCGGCAAGAAGTTGCCATTTACTGGCATTTCCTGCTCGGCATTGCGGTACTGATCCCAATAGCCACACAGAAGTAAAATGGCCTGATGGATTGCCTTTGGATAATCACCATCGGCAAACTCATCAGTGATGTAATTGAGCACTACCGAATCAGCTGCATCTAAATACCCCTGAAGCATCAAATCATTCGAATCTTCGTCATAGCGCAAATGCTCTTTTAGAGTGTTTAAATCCACAATACTCATGATTCACCCCATTTTTTCTGCGCTAATTTGAAGTTTTCATGGCTAAACTCACCTGAATGATCTTTTTCACAGTGCCACAATGAGCCTTTATGCGTCACAAATTGGCCTGATTTATACTGATTTTCAGCCTTAAAAATGCCTTGATATTGGCTTTTTTGGTTTGAATTTTCGGTATTTTGAGGTGTATTTGGTGCAGATTTACCGAAAGGATCTTCTTTCTGATCACGTTTAGACAATGCTTCAAGCGAATAGTTTTGCTGCTGCATGTAAACTGTGTCACCACCTTTCAATGGACCTAAACCAAGCTTTTGACGCGCTTCATTCGGTGTCATGATTGCTGCACCAACACCTTCTTTAAGTCGCTGCATCTGAGACACCGAATCCATGCGGATCAGCGTATCCAGATCAAGAAAGGCTTCCAGATTGGAGTCTTTCAGGCCAAGGCTTTCATCAAGCAGGTTTTCCCTCGCTTCAATCAGGCTTTGCAAGCAATCTGAATAATAGATTTCATTCAGATCTGAAACTTTCTGACCTGCTGGAATGGTGCCAATACCCAGCTTGAATTGCGGCACATGGAAAACAGCACAAATGACTTCGTTGCTCATTCGCATCTGCTCAATGAGCTGCGAATCTGCTGCCGACACAGTGATTGCTTCAAATTTCAGACCATCACCAACCACTGCAGTACAACCTGCATTAGCACCACCATAGTTTTCATTCCACTGCTGTTTAACAGATTGCGCCTTTTCTGGTGAGATAGGTCCTGGAGCTGTCAGGATTCCACCTGGACGACTGTTGTTTTTAAAGTGTCTACGCTGGCTATGCTGAATATCCAGTCCATGCCCTGCCGCTACTGCACAAGCTGTAATTGGAGACAAACCCACAAGCGGATGATAGAAGCAGTTTATGCGGTCGTGAATAATTTCAGAGGCTGGTACGACTTCATGGGAAACCTGGTTGAGTCGATCATCATTAAGCTGATAAAAGACATCGCCAGCATCACTAATCAATGGCTTTGTAAGGTCGGGATTTAAAACTTTTAGCCCAACAACCTTACCTGAGAAGATATCCCGAACCTTCATCACATAGGTATTACCGCGAAGCAATAACGATGTGGTCCATTGCTCGCTGAATTGCTGCCATGTCTGGTAGTGATTTGGCTTATTTAGGACGCTAAAACGCTCTGGAATTTCTTGATCAATCCAGACACCCTGCTGCTTCTTTTTTAGCAGAATCGGCATCTTGCCAATATCTTGAGAAATCAACGAAACACAGCTAAAAACAGCATGATGCGCGGCTAAATCTTCCCGGGTTAATTCATCATTCTTTTGCCAGGCACCAGAATAAGGCTCATGCACAAATAAAGAAGTCCACCCTTGGTTTGAATGGACTCCTTGGAGGGATTTCTTTTTACCAAATAAATTTCCGAAAAAGCCCATTCTTCACATCCTATTCTTTGGTTTTATCTTCTTTCTTTGCTTTTGGTGCTGCCTTTTTAGGTTCTGTGTATACCTCGGCAACCTTAAGCTTGATTAATGCATTTGCCTGAAAATCAGGAATTTCTTTTACATCCCCGACATTTGAATCGTGGGTCATCTTTAAATATTTAATCTTCATAGACTGTTCCTATAGCTAAACAATTGTGATGCTTAGATATAAAAACAGCCCCATTAAGGAGCTGTTTTTGACCTAAATTAAATTAGGTGTATTGGATGAATCCGGCTGCTTGTGGGCGGCGTTTTTTCCACCGAATAAATCGCTCACCACGAATAGCCATCAGGTTATTTTGGTAAAGGTTGATCCAGTTAGGTGCTGCATCCGTACCAAGGTTGATTGTGGCTTCAGAACTCACAGAGAAGTCCATGCTTCCATCATCCGCAAGAAGGATTTCGCTTGGCAATACAAGTGCGATCTTATCTTCTGCTGCGGCAGAAATTTCTACAGGCAATGTCATTAGGTAGCTTTGCCCTTGAAGGTTCATTCCTTCAAAGTATTTGCGACCTAATGCGTCACGCATCATGCTTAATTTCGCAGCACGTGTTTCGGACATCACCCATGTTGCACCAGAGATTGAAATACCTTGATCTGTGAGAGACTTCAATAATGCAAACAAATCTGTCTCGTAAGCTTCAGCTGTTTCACCAGTGCTTGGAGTTGCGGCGACTCCATTTAAGATAGATGCTGGACTATCATCAGACTCTGCTTTGTCTGGATCAAAAAACTGATCGTCAATAAATTCGGCTGTTGATTTAACCAAATCATCGCGAACCAAGGTATCTGCCTTAGGATTTGAGAAGCGCACCAACTCATCAGAAAGCAAAACAATACCTGCGATCTTTGACTTGGATAGTGTCATGCTTCCAAATGTCGGATTGGTCACAGGCTTAGTCTTTGTCTCACCAACCCAATTCACGGCAGATGCGCCAGTTTGTGATGGCATCTTGATATTAAAAGGCACCTGACGCATACGTGATGCAAGGCGATCTACCACCGTTTTACCGCGAAGCAATTCAATAAATTCACCAGTTAAGTTCTGGTAATCCACTAAAGCAGAGGCAAAGTTAGGATCTGTAGTTGTTCCAATAACAGCTTTTTGCTGCAAAGCGCTTTGTACTTGTTCTGGCGCATTCCATGCCTTAAGAACATCAATTGCAGTTACCTGGCCTTTACTATGGGCAGCAACAGCAGATGCTTTTACCATCAAGGCAAAGCCCACCCCCTTTTCAAGGTTGGATACAACTTCAATTTTTGGCGCAGCAGGATTTGGATTTCCTGCAGCAGACGCAGCTGCTTCTTCAGCAGTTTGACCAGCAACAGGTGTTGCGGTTGCAGCAGCTTTTTCAGCGGCATCCACCATTTCTTTTACGCGATCATAATTTTTCTGAAGTGTTGCAAGTTCCGCATCAATGGCTTCAATTCGCTTTTCTTCATCTTCATTTGGCGTTTGACCACCATCAAGTGCCTTGGTAACGATACCCTGTTTTTCAGCATTCTTTGCATTAATGGCATCAAGCAGCTGTTTTAAATATTTATTCATACTAATTTCACTCCACCCTTTGTTGGGCAATTCAATTTGACTACTACGTGTTTTGTTTCTGCCGAATCGCCAGCAGGGGTTTTTTCTACTTTCGGTTTTTGCGGCTCGTCACCAATCGCGGTTTTTTCTTGCTGCTCGAAAGATTTAGAAATCGATTTAACTTCTGTAATGGATGCTTCTGCATTTGCAGGGATAGTTACAGCTGACAATTCGAACCACTCCCATTCCTTAAAATGCAGTCCCCATGAACGCGGAATGTCTTCAACTGTGAGGCCACGAAAGCCAATTGATAGACCTTTGACTAGCCCCGACTTAATGGACTGCCAGGCCTCATCAATACGGTCCTTTAACTTGCCTTCTTCCTCGATCTTGGCGATCTGGACAGTGACTTCGATTCCTTTGTCTGTTACCACCGCCTCAGTGACTTCACCAATTGGTTGCGAATGCATGTGTTGCCAAAGAAAGGGGATAGGCAGTGCAAACTTGGCACCTTGCGGATCCACAATATCGTCAGCACGATCAGGGCTTGGAGTTGAAGCGATCCCTTTGATAATTCGTTGCTCAGCATCAAACGACTTGACCTGTAGCAAGCTGTAAGCTTTTTTCATTGGATTCCCCAATAAAAAAGCCCGCTTAATGC